GCTTTCTGGGACCACATACGCCGGAGTTCCTGACGATGGGATCGTCGACCCCTTGGTGACTTTTTCCTGCAAGTGTAGTACCCATCATGACTTGATCATGAATTGCAGTTTCCGCGTCAGGGATCCTGTTCCCTACCTTATCTTTGGTCTCCGAGAGCCCCCTTCACAATTCCTCGAGGTTCAGCACAACTTTGATGAATTTCTGGTTTTCTTGTCGAATCAATTGTTGTATTTTATTGATGGCACTGGCCACGTGTATATTACAAACCAGTCCGTTTTGATTGTTGGTGAAATTGTAACTGTCTCTCCGAAGCACCTCTATTAGGTGCTTCGGGTCCTGAGCATGACGTTAAACTGCTCATGGATAAATTACTGTAACGGCTCTCGCGCCTAGCGAGCAATATTGTTTAACTTGTCGTGACGTATGCGCAATATTTCGTGCACAGTGTTTCACATAGACTGTCGCCCTTCTTTCTTGTCCCAGGTTATGTTCTTCCTGCTTCTAGGGTTCATTTGTTCTTGCTTTGGTATCACTCTTTCCCGCTTAAGTTCATCCCATGGCTTCCGTCCGCTCACAGAAGCTGTTCGACCGCCTGTCCACGGCGGTCGGCGTTTCTGACGCCGGCCGTGCTTGGCTGACTGCTGCAATCGACCCTTTCCATGATGAGCCAATCCATGGCCTGGTCGGAATGCCGGACGGTCAGAACTCGAGTTCCGTGTTACAGGTCGTTCGCCGATCCGTCACTATTGTAGCACCGGACACCACTAATAAGTGGGATTGCCATATCCAGTCGCTTCCTTTTGACACCAACACACACCTTAGCGGGGCGTACGGGTATACTAATGCTAATGGTGATGCCCAAGTATTGGGCCAGAAGGTTCCCCTTGTGGTTCAAGCTGCGATGGCTCCACTTAACTGCAACCCGATCACGATATGTCGTGGTGTCGCAGGGACTGAGGTGAACGCATTTACCGGATCGGTTGCTAATACCAACCGATTCGGTCTTGCTCCTGGCAACACTTATGTTCAGGGCCTCTACCGTGTTGTGTCGAAAGGCTACGAAGTCATGTCAACCGGCCCAGATATCTCATCTTCTGGGTCTTGTTTTGTGAACTCCTCTCCTGCCCCAACTGCTGGGGATTCCGATAGCTGCATGTTTATAACTCACGCTTCGGACAATTCCTGGCAGAGTGGGTACATGGCATCGGCTGAGTTTCCTTGCATGCCCAGGAACACAACAGAGATCGACC